AATGTCGGCAATAAATGAGGCGGAATAATACCCTCAGATAATGCTTTACTGTTTCTTTCCCATGCGGGGATGCATCCCTTACGAAATGTTTCTAGCATTTCCCATGAATAGCACTTTGTGCAGATGATATCAGCTGAACCGCAAGAATACATTTTTTGGCAATAAGGATTCGACAGCGTGTTTGTATTAATCGCTTTGAAATCCTCAAGTTTGCCTGTCATATTTGAGATCGTAAGCATTTTATTCTTGTCCTTCCATAGATTTTCTTATGATTTATTTTAACATGAAAAAACAAGTAAAAACAAGTTAAATATTCGGGCGACCAGGTCAGCCAGGTCGGGGCTGCAGCACTAGCTGCAGCAGCTAGGGTGTCGGGGTCGGGATTCGGGATTCGGGATAAAAGAGTCGAGGCCAGGCGGGGGCCTGGCCTCTAGTCTTGTTAAATGGAGGACTAACAAGAATAATTATAAAATACACTTGGAGAAGATGCTGCGTCAATCGTCAAACTTAATTGCGTAGATCAGAAAGGCGACAATCGCCAGTACATAAAAAATAACCAGCCCGATATTAATCAAGCTGGTTATATCAAAGTTAAGCATTACATGATATCCAAAGATCTAAAGCCTCCGCCTTTGGCATGTCATTTAATATCTTATAGGTAGGATATTTAGATTTAACATAGTCAATATGCTGTTGTGTAATCGACCTAACACCCTTAAGAGTGAAGCAATATATATCTTTAGGTTTTTCTGGATCAATGTACACAACTTTAGACTTTATATATCTGTTAAAGTCTTTTCTAGACAAAAACTTGTTAACTTGATTACAGCACCAACTTTCTAGTGTCATGTCATGCATGCTGTTATCCCATTCTAAATGCTGTTGTGGGTGCTCTTCTGCAAGTCTGCTTTCTAATGAGTTCCAAGTTGTGTTGTTATCTTTGAAGGGTTCTTTTGCGTTAAATGTATCTGAACCACCAAAGCCATCATTGTTTACCCATCCAATAGTTTTATTGTTAAAGTAAACTGTGGCCTCATAACAATGAGTTTCTTGTGATGCAAACTCTGCATGCTTAATGTTTTTCAATTCTAAAACATCCCCGTTTTTAAAAGTAAATGAGTACATATAAACCTCCATCTAATTTGTACATAATTTAGTATAGCATAGCTAGGATTTTAAATACAAACAAAAAGAGGCGGAAAAACCCGCCTCTTTTCGCATCCTATGGAGGAATTATTTTGCTTTACGATTTTGAGATATGTTAGTCAGTCTCAAAAGTTTCTGCGTAACTTTTGGCAACGGCTTGAGCCGTTTAATCAAATGTCTTTCACCATTTTTGTCTGGCCTTGTTACATAAACGTAGTTCATCATGCCGCATATCCCTTTCCATATTCTTTCATCATATCAGCGTGAGTGCCTTCCCAAATGGTTTCCCATTTAATTGAGCCGTCCTTTTGATAAATTGCCTCCTGAATCTCAATCCACAAATCTTGGCTGTCATGTTTTGAGATTACATAATGATACTCGCACCAATTATTTGCATCCAGAATTTCACCCTCATCTTTAAAGCGATGTGGTACTAAATAGACTTCGCCACCGCGTTTGTTTTTATTGGCGGCAACAAATGCGGACGCAAATTCATCCGCCTCAAACCTTGGCAATTTCCATGCAAAGCCCTTTGCAGCCTCAATGAAGTGAACCGCGCCTTGCGGATAATTGTCATAATGCTTGTACACATAGCACTCGTCATCACTATCCTGAAATTGATAAATTGCTCTAGTTCCCATTTTGTCCTCCATATAGACAGTTAAAAAAATGTGGGGTGCTGTTCGCATGTCTGGTCGGCGGTCATCGCTACCCCACAATTTACCTTACCACAATAACAAGTAATAAACAAACAAAATTATTCGGGTTCGGGTCGGGATGGTTCGGGTCGGGTTCGGGCTTCCAGTACTGTTATCAGGTACTGGACTCGCTCTGCCAGGGTCATATCCGTAGCAGAATGATCCACTGCCTTTTGATGCTTAAAGGCATCAGGCAGAAGATCCACCTGATGCCTCAGATCATAGGCGATACACAACGCCTCATCCATTAGTCTAGCAGCACCATATAGGCTTTTGGTTCATGCTTCATAAACCAGTCCAAGCCTTGCCTCGCCATTTTAACAACCTTTAATTCATTAGGGTACTTTTCAGATGAGACACACGCCATCATAGTAATATCATAGATAGCGGCGGCATCAGCAGGAAGTTTCACGGTTTCACCCGTGAAAATATTAGATCGTTCTTCAGGCAAGTTTTTTGCCTTTTCGATAATCTTTTCTACTTTAGCATTTACGTTTTCATCAAAAGGTAATTTTCTAGTCATTTTTTACGCTCCCAAATAGTTAGTTGAATAATCGCCGCTGAATAAAATGCTGCAACGGCGTGTATTACCATAGCCAGCCGCATAAGACTGTCTACACTCTCGCTCATTTCTGTAGTTAATCCGTACAGTAGATGAGCAATCACTAGCAGGATTACTCCTGCTAGTGTTAAGGCTAAAGCCCAGCGGTTCATTTATTGCCCCATGTAAATTTTTGATAGGGCTTATTTGTGATGTAGTCGTTTGCATCAAAGCCATGCTCTTTTGCAATCTGTTGAAAAGCCTTTAAGTTAGGCGCATGGTTTCGGTCTACCGTAGCCATGTGAGCATATTCCATATCAACAGCATATGCTTCTAGCTTTTTCTTGAGAGCTTCAGTGTCTTTGATAATCTGTCTTAAAAAATTAAGCTCTTCAAAGACTGAAACTTTATCACCATACATATCTGACCTTTGCAGCTTTTTACAGGCGGTCAGGCTTTTTTGGATATTTTGTAACATAATCTTTACCCTCCATAGTTTGGTTATGTTTACCTAGTAAACATAATATTTAAACATGATAAATACAACCCACAAACAAACAAAAATAGTGATGGATATTTGACACCCAGGGCGTCAAATTACTGACGCATTTGTCAAATTATTGACTTGACAAGGGGTTACTTGGGCAAAAAATGGGGGTTTGTCAGATTTTTGACACCCCACCCCGTCAAATTTTTGACGGGCGGGTGCCGCCCCACCCACCCGCCCTAGTTGGGTAGATTTATTCACAGGTTTTTCCGTTGGGGGCTGCCCCTTAGTTGCAAGTTTCACAAATTAAATATAAAAAGACCAAAGGAGTCCCAGAGGGGGAGAAAAATTTTGCAAATAAATCCATTTGAGACTTTAGGTCGTGTCATAACAATCCTGATGGCGGCAGATGTTTATAAAAATGAACCGTTGTTCAAGATTTCTTCAAGACTGATACATGCTTTAGGTAACAATAAACTTCGCGTTTATGGTTCAGGTTCATGTTTAGAGGGTTTTATAACATGGGCGTATTTCACTGATGAGGAAGTGAAGACTGGAAAGTTTAAGTGGGAGGAGGCTTTTGCTCGTGATGACGGTGATCAGTTGTGGATAGTAGACATGGCAGCCACAGATGGTGTACTGTATTTGTGTAAGGACTTTAGACGCTATATTAGCGAGACTACTAATCACAAAATTGCGTATTGGCGAAGAAGCAGAAACGGACGCAGATTAGGAAAGGCTTGGAGGCTTAAATGAGAATCAAGTTCCCTGAATCACGGCGCAACTGGCATGATATATACAGAGATCCTATGGAGGAGAGGCTTTTCTGTTTTAACGATGGCCCAAGTGGCGGCGATGAGCCAGACGGCGTAACGTTTACTTCAGGCGATGATTATGTGCCAGGACAGGGTATTCAGATTAGTTCTAGTACCTTGGCTCCAGGTTCAGAAACCGACACATATAGAGGTCGGAATACTTCAGACGCGGCTCTTGGTGCTCTTGCAGCGGCAGATCCTTTTGCGGCAGGGGCAGGGACAAGTCCTTCAACAAATCAGGCGATGATGGATCGTGCATCTGGCGGCAGTGATTTTTCTCGTGCTCCGTCTGTTGCGCCTCCAGCAGCGGCTCCAGGTGCGTTAGCTAATCTTTCGTTTAACCCCAATGTTGGCTTCGGTGAGTTTGATGAAATCGACTTTGGTGGCACAGGACCGCGTCCACAAGCAGATGTCACGGTACGACCTGATGTTCCTTCAAACTTAATGAATGTTTTTCCTGGGGTCTTAGGTAATTCTATTTTTCAAGGTAGTCGGGGGCGGAACGAGCCTATAGATCGTAACGTGGCACTTACCGCCTTACAGGACAGAGCGGTGGCAGGTGATCTTTCTGCCCAAAAAGAACTAGACGATTTAGGCCGACAAGGTGCGATAACATTTGCAGAGGCAAGTTATCCTCAGATTCAACAACAAAAAGCGATGGATGCAGCAGGCATCGCTCGTGCGCAGGGTGCAACAGCACAAAATGTTCTTGGTGGTGGGATCTCGACTCTTGATCCTTTTGAGAGCGGCACTGGATATGACCCAACGCTTGGTCCAATGCAAGGTCCACCTCGAATGCCTGACCAAGTTTATGACTTTGATACAAGACCTGCGTCTACTCCTGAGTATTATGGGGAAGACACCCTTGAAGCTGATATCTTTGGCAGACCTGGCGGTCCTACTGGACGCGGTGGCGATTTGCAGGGCTTTGACAAGACAGGCTATGAAGGTAGGAGCGACCAGCCTCGTGACCCTAATGTTTCAAGTATGGGTGCTTTTGCGGACAGCGCGACTAGGGGCGGACTTCTAGGTAAGGTAACCGATTTTGGGGTGATTCCGAACATTGTATCTAGGCTCACGGGTCAGACACCGATGGACATGCGCCGCGAGAATGTCATGGAGTTTTTTGATGCTGGCGCACAGTTTAATCCAGAGTCTGGCAAGATGGAATTGCCTGCGGGTAAGGGTATGTTGAAGATGAGCGACTCTGGCATAGTTACTTATTCAGGTCAGCCTGATCCAAGTTATACGGGTATGTACTCTAACTTAGTTAACCCCTCAATGGGTGGGGGCGGTGGAGGCGGCGGCGGTTCTGCTACTGCACAGAAGTCTCCGACAGACCCATGTCCACCTGGTTATAAGATGGTTGACGGTGTGTGCCAGCCTGATGGCACCAGCACAGATGGTTCAGGAACAGTCACGGGTGATACGCGTTTTTCACCCTTCTATACACCAGTAGAAGTTGGAAAGATTAGCCCATTTATTCTTCAACCATATACAAATGAGTCTTGAAACAATACCAGAGGAAGTAGCTCGTGAGATACTTGCTCTGCAACAACAGAATGTAAAGCTGCACATACGAGAACAAGCTCGTGAAGAGTTCATGCCGTTTGTGCATCATGTGTATGACGGCTTCATTGAAGGCCGTCACCACCGCATAATCGCTGAAAAACTAGAAGAAGTGGCGCAAGGCAAGCTGAAAAGGCTGATTGTGAACATGCCACCGCGTCATTCTAAGTCAGAATTTGCGTCATATTTGATGCCAGCGTGGTTTTTGGGGCGAAATCCGAAGCTAAAAATCATTCAGGCCACCCATAACACCGAATTAGCGGTCAGATTTGGCAGAAAAGTGCGAGATTTGATTGATACGCCCGATTATTCCACTGTTTTTCCTGATACAAAGCTAAAATCAGACGATAAAGCCGCTGGAAGGTGGGGAACATCCGTTGGTGGAGAGTATTTTGCCGCTGGTGTGGGTGCTGCAATGACTGGACGCGGTGCAGATTTGCTGATTATTGACGATCCGCACTCGGAACAGGACGCTTTGTCGTCTACAGCCTTTGATAATGCGTTTGAGTGGTACACATCAGGTCCTCGACAGCGTTTACAGCCTGGTGGAGCGATAATTATCGTTATGACACGCTGGGGCATGAAGGATTTGACGGGTCAGGTCATAAAAATGCAGGGCACAGACACAATGGCGGACGAGTGGGAGGTCATAGAGTTTCCTGCCATACTACCTTCCGACAAGCCCCTGTGGCCTGAGTTCTGGAACAAGGACGATCTGGTGAAGGTCAAGGCATCTTTGCCTTTAGCCAAATGGAATGCGCAGTGGCAACAGAATCCTACTGCTGCAGAAGGCGCAATCGTCAAGAAAGAGTGGTGGATGATATGGGAGAAGGAAGAAATCCCGCCTGTAAAGTACATCATTCAGTCATATGACACGGCGTTCAGCAAAAAAGAAACTGCCGACTACTCTGCTATTACGACATGGGGTGTTTTCACAAACGAAGAGACAGGAGCCGACAACGTCATCCTGATGGATGCGCACAGAGGCCGCTGGAACTTCCCAGAACTCAAGGTTGTAGCGGCAGAAGAGTACGAATATTGGGAACCAGACATGGTGATTATCGAGGCGAAGGCCACGGGTCAGCCTTTGACGGATGAGTTGCGTGCAGCAGGTATACCTGTGATGAACTATACACCAAGCAAAGGTCGTGATAAGATAACGCGTATGCACACAGTTGCTCCTTTGTTTGAAGCAGGGATGGTGTGGGCACCTGAACAGAAGTTTTCTGAGGAGGTTATCGAAGAATGTCTTGCGTTTCCACATGGAGAGCATGACGATTTTGTTGATAGCATGACGATGGCTTTAATACGGTTTAGGCAGGGCGGCTTTCTTGAACTAGAAGGCGAGAACGACAACACCGACTGGTATCCTAGAAAGAAGGAGTATTACTGATGAATGAGGAAGATAAAAAAGCACTACAGAAAGGTCTTTCGGCTGCTGCTAGAAAGCTTAAGAAGCAAGAAGAGGAAAGAGCAAAGACGGCTAAAGAAAGGGCTGAAGATCTTGCGTTTCAACAAGCTAAAGCAGCGGCTACAGCAACACGAAGTTCTAGTGAACTAGGAGGACGAATTGAACGTCCTAAATCCAAAGACACTAGAATGCCTGCGACTGGTAAAAAGAAAAAGACTACGAGTGAGTTTCGTAACGGCGGTGTAGTTGATTTAGGTGATTTTAAAGGGAGCTTCTAATGTCCAGTGATCCTTTCAAATATGACCTTGGTGCGCACATCCTGAATGAGTACACCAAAGGCATTTACATGAAAAAGCCTATCAAGGTTAAAAAAATAAAGCCTACCAAAAAGACAGGCAAGGGTAGCGAGGAGACTAAGTAATGGCGATACCTCCACAGCCTATGGGCAGCTTGACGGACTCTGGTATTGAAGCTCCAGAGGGAATGAGCGTAGAAGTTCCGCAACCACAGGACTTTGCTGGTGGCGCGGAGGTCATGCAACAGCCTGATGGCAGTGCCATGATACAGGCTCTTATGGGCGGACTCGAAGACGGCGATGGTATGGCTGTCGAGGCTGAACCGTACAACCATGATGCCAACTTGGCAGAGGTCATAGATGACGGTGTTCTTGGTGAGATTTCCAGCGATTTGCGTGCCGCTTATGAAGACGACAAGGAATCAAGAGAAGAGTGGAAAGAGGCATACACAAAAGGTTTAGACCTTCTTGGTATCAAGTATCAGGAGCGCACACAGCCGTTTGAGGGTGCATCTGGTGTAACTCATCCGCTTATCGCTGAGTCTGTCACACAGTTTCAGGCGCAGTCTTACAAGGAACTACTGCCTGCTGGCGGTCCTGTAAAAACACAGGTTATAGGTTCAAAAACTGCTGAAAAAGAAGCGCAGGCAAGCCGCGTTAAGAACTTCATGAACTATCAGATTACTGAGGTCATGGAGGAATTTGACCCTGACACAGACCAGATGTTGTTCTATTTGCCCTTGTCTGGTTCTACATTCAAGAAAGTATACTTTGACCAGTCCAAGAACCGTGCTGTATCCGCCTTTGTACCAGCCGAAGACTTGGTTGTGCCGTACTCCGCTACTGACCTAGCCACTTCGCCTCGTGTTACGCATGTACTGCGAATGGATGACAATCAGGTTCGCAAACTACAGGTTGCAGGTGTTTACAGAGATGTAGAGATATCCGCAGACGATGAAATGGATGACATCGTTAAGGATAAGGTAGACGAAATAGAGGGCGTAAGCCGTGGATACAAGGATGACACGCACACCATTCTTGAGTTTCACGTTGACCTAGACCTTGAGGGTTTTGAGGACGCAGGTCCAGATGGCGTGCCAACAGGCATCAAACTGCCTTACATTGTAACGCTAGACCACGGTTCTGGTGAGATTCTGTCAATCATCAGGAACTACGACCAAGGCGACCCAGCCAAAGTCAAGCGTCAGTATTTTGTGCATTACAAGTTCCTACCTGGTCTAGGTTTCTATGGCTTTGGCCTGATACATATGATTGGCGGACTAGGCCGTGCAGCGACTAGCATTCTTCGTCAGTTGATAGACGCAGGCACACTTGCCAACCTACCGTCTGGTTTCAAGGCACGCGGTATCAGGATTCGCAACGATGACGAGCCGTTAGCTCCTGGAGAGTTTCGCGACATTGATGCACCAGGTGGCGACATCCGTAACTCTATCATCCCTCTGCCGTTCAAGGAACCTTCAGGCACATTAGCGTCCTTGCTGGGTAGTTTGATTGAAGGCGGACGCAGGTTTGTTTCTATTGCAGATCAGCAACTAGGTGAAGGTGGACAACGTGGCGACATGCCCGTGGGCACAACTGTTGCTTTGCTTGAGCGTGGCATGAAAGTTATGTCTGCTATACACAAGCGTCTTCACTACGCACAGAGAAACGAGTTTCGGTTACTTGCAAGAATACTGTCCATAAACCTGCCACCTGTGTACCCGTATGAGGTAGCTGGCGCACCGTCTGAGATAAAGGCACAGGACTTTGATGGGCGTGTGGACGTTCTGCCAGTCTCTGACCCGAACATCTTCTCGATGTCACAGCGTGTTACATTAGCACAGACACAACTACAGTTGGCACAGTCTAATCCGCAGATTCACAATCTGCATGCTGCGTATAAGAGAATGTATCAGGCATTGGAAGTGCAGAACATTGATGAGATACTGCCCCCAAAACCAGAGCCAAAACCAACAAGCCCAAGCATAGAAAATGCCAAGGCTTTGCAGGGCGAGACTGTGAATGCTTTCCAAGAGCAAGACCATGACGCTCATATTCAGGCGCATATCCTGTTTATGAAACTGCCGATTGTCTCTGCAAGCCCGAATATTTATGCTATATTCATAGCTCATCTACAAGATCATGTGTCTATGAAAGCACGTTTGACTGTGATGCAGGAAGTGCAACAACAACAGGCTCAAGCACAGCAAGCGATGTTGGCGGCACAGATGGGAGCGGTTGACCCAATGGTGGCACAGCAAGCAATGCAAGAGTCCCAGATGATGGATGAAGCAACTATTGAGTCCAGAGTAGCGCAATACGAGGCGCAGTTTACTCAGGAAATAATTCAAATGCTTGCTCCTGCACAAGGACAGCAAGACCCGCTTGTAGCTATTAGAGAACAAGAACTTGCTATCAAGGCCGCAGAATCCCAGCGCAGAGCGCAACAGGATGCTGCTGAGTTGGACTTAGAACGTCAGAAACTCCAACAAAGAGCCATGACTGACGCGGCGCGTATCGAACTCCAAGAGGAGATCGCAGAAGACAGGGCGGATGTAAACAGAGAGCGCATTCAGACCCAGCGAGAAATGGCGATGAGGCGTGGCTAGGGAGAATTTAAAATTCTGGCGGAACTCGCGGCTGCAAATGCGGCCTTTACAATTATTAAGAAGGCTGTCCAGAATACTGGAGACATAGCCAAAGCAGGAAGAGCTATATCAGATTTTGTTATAGCAAAGGAGGAACTGCAACGAAAAGGCAATAAGAAAAGAAAGTCTGGAGTCCGTTCATCTGATTTAGAAGAGTTTATGGCTCTGGAAAGCATTCGGCAAAAAGAGCAACAGTTAAAACAGATTATGATTTATACAGGCAGGCCTGGACTTTGGCACGACTGGCAGAAGTTTCAGGCAGACGCTAGAAAAGAACGTAGGGTAAGAGAAGAACTGGCTAGACGCAGAAGAGCAGAACTTGCAGAAGCAATAGGATTAGGCGCAGCGGGTCTATTAGTCGCTTCAATGGTGGCAGGCTTGGTTGCTTGGGTGGCTTGGTTAAAAGGGATGTTTGACTAATGAGTGCAGAAGACGTAGCAAGGAAGCTGTTAGAACTTAAAATACTGCCTAGATTCATGATGTTGTGTATGACAGGCGTGTACATCAGATGCATAGAATGGGCACTTTCGCAGCCAGATTTGACAACTCAGCAGGCTTCACTAATTTCAGTTGTCACGGGTGCCATGACAGGCAGTCTGGCAGTTTGGTTAAACTCCGAGAAATAAATGCCAGCAAAGCTGAATGAAAATACAGAAGTAGCACTACCTTTACGCAACATCATATCTATGGTTGCGGCGGCATCATTAGCTACTTGGGCGTATTTTGGAATCATAGAACGCTTAAACCAAATTGAAACCAATATCACAATGATGGAATCTGATGTTGAGCATAACACAGAGTTTCGTATAAAATGGCCTCGTGGCGAAATGGGCAGTCTACCAGCCGACTCAGAACAGTTCATGTTGATTGAACATTTAGCCTTAGAGTTTGAAAAACTACAGAGCCAAATCGAAGATGGCAAAGCACCTTATGATCAACAACAGAAACTTACCTTAGAGTTCTATGAGAAACGTATTACGACCATAGAGGAAAACATAGAGAAGTTGCGCAACGGCAATGGTTGAGGTTACATTTGTATTATTGTTAATGATGGGCGGTGAGAAAACTGAATACACGCCATATAAGTCTTTGTCAGAGTGCTTGGCTGTGAGACGTAAAATAAAACGCAACGTAGGTCACACCAATAACTTTGACCAGAAGTGGTCTTGTAAACAGTTTAAAGTAATGGTGTTAAACGGTGAAATCTTGGAGTTTATTGAATGATACAAGCTCTTATAGGACCTGTAGCCAACCTAGCTGGAACATGGCTACAAGGCAAAGCGGAAGAAAAGAAAGCTATAACAGGCGCAAAGGTAGCTAAAGCCAAAGCTGAAGCTACGATAATGGAAAAAAAGGCCACAGGAGAGATCGACTGGGATCTTAAAATGGCTGACGCTTCAGCCTCATCTTGGAAAGACGAGTGGCTTACAATTTTGTTTTCGGTGCCACTTGTGTTAGCCTTTTGTGGTGAGTGGGGCAGAGAAATTGTTTCGGCTGGTTTCACAGCGTTGGATACCATGCCAGAATACTATAGGTATACATTAGGAATTATTGTATCGGCTTCGTTTGGAACCCGTGCAGCAACCAAGTTCTTTAAAAAATAGGAGTGCGTTATGGCGTTGACAGAAAAACAAATGAAGATTGCTCGTGCGGCTGAACCCAAAGACAAGATTACTGGAGAAGATTTCAAGGCACTGCGCAAGGCATCTGGCGGCATTGTTAAGTTTGATGCAGGTGGAGAGGTTGAAAGCAAAGAGCCAAGAATTATAGAGTTAGAAGAACTTGCTAGTTCAGACGATGACGATGTAAAAGAGATTGCAGAGGCAGATCTGTTTAAAGAAAGACCAGAAAAAGTTAAGACTTTTCGTGCTGGCGGTGGTGTAGAAGCCTCCGACATGAGTCGAGGCTGTGGCGCAGTTGTAAAAGGCAAGAGTTTCAAGGGGACATTTTAAATGTTATTACTAACTATTTGGCACCCTTGGAGGACATTTTATAATGGACGTTGCAGATTTTGCAAAGTATGTATATAACTTATTAGGTAAGCGAGAGGAACAAATCGCGGACATGCTTACATCTGGTGGTGTTCAAAACTTTGAACAATACCAGCGGCTAGTAGGTGAGGTACAGGGCCTTGTCTATGCTAAAGAAGAACTTAAATCCCTGCTGGAGAAGAACATAGACGATGCCGAAGACTTTATACGTTCCTGACCACATCGCGCAGGCAAAAGACAAACCCTCTGCTAAAGAGGCTTATGTTGAACAAACAGATAGGGTTTTAGACCCGAACCTGATAGATAAATCCTTAACAGAGCGACTACCGCAGCCAACAGGTTGGCGAGTTCTTGTTATGCCTTACGCTGGTAAAGCTAAAACAGACGGTGGTATTTACATTCCAGATCAAGCGCGTGAACGTGAGGCATTAGCCACCGTTGTTGCGTATGTCTTAAAATTAGGACCTTTAGCCTATCAAGACCCTGGCAAGTTTGGTGAAAATCCAGTGCCTTGGTGTGAAGAGGGCCAGTGGGTGTGTATCGGCAGATACGCTGGTTCTAGATTTAAGATTGATGGTGGTGAAGTGCGTATAATCAACGATGATGAGGTTATCGCGACAATACTTGAACCAGATGATGTAAAGCATGTCTAAGGAGAATGAGATGGCGGAAGCTGAAACACAAGTCGTTGAAGAAGAGAATGTTGAAGTTACTCTTGATGACGAGCCTAAGAAAGTTGTTTCGGAAACTGATGTTTCGGATGATGTTGAGGTTAGCGATACTACAGCTTCATCTGATGATGAGCTGGATAACTATAGCAAGGGTGTTCAAAAACGTATTAAAAAGCTAACTGAAAAGTACAGGTTTGCAGAGCGAGACAAAGACGAGGCAACTCGTCTTGCTGAAAAGCTTAAAGAAGAGAACGAACAACTACAGTCTCGTCTTAAAAATCTTGATAGTGGGTTTATTACTGAGTATGGCACACGAATTGAAAGTCAACTGTCACAGGCTAAAGCGGCTTATAAAGACGCTCATGACCGTGGCGATGTTGAAAAAATGTTTGATGCGCAACAGGCGTTGTCAAAAATTGCCATAGAACAAGAGAGGCATAGACTTGCAAAACAACGACAAGAAGAAGACGCAACAGCCACAGCACCCGCCCCTGATAATCAGGTTCAACCCAGTCCTGCACCGCAGACGGCAGCTCCAGATCCGAAGGCGCAAAAGTGGGCGGAAAAAAATGAATGGTTTGGTGATGACGAGATTATGACCCAAGCCGCATATGTTATAGACAAACAATTAATATCTGAAGGGTTTGACGGGACAGAAGATGAGTACTATACTCAATTAGATTCTCGTCTTAAGGAACGGTTTCCGAGAGAGTTGGGATCGAAAGAAAACGAGGGAGGTCAAAGGGTCGCCGCTGCTTCTACCTCCGCATCTCGCAGTACAAAACAGGGGCGCAGGACCGTCAAGTTGTCACCTTCACAGGTAGCTATAGCTAAAAAACTTGGTGTTCCACTTGAAGAATACGCTAAGTATGTAAAGGACTAAGCTATGAGTGAGACAAGAAAACCACGGTCTAATGAAACCCGCGAAAAAACATCGCGCAGAAAGCCTTGGGCACCGCCAAGTCGGTTAGAGGCACCAGATGCTCCAGATGGATACAGGCATCGTTGGATTAGAACATCTCTCAGAGGTGAAGACGATAACATTAACGTCCATGCGAAAATTCGTGAAGGATGGGAACCCGTCAGAGCCGATGAGTATTCTGAGTCTGATTATGCTGTAATTGATGAAGGAACACATACTGGTGTTATTGGACACGGTGGATTAATGCTGGCAAGAATCCCTGAAGAGACAGCGCAGGAAAGAACCGAATATTACCGAGGACGGACTCGCGAACAAATGACTGCTGTGGATCAGGACTTAATGAAGGAGCAACATCCTTCGATGCCTATTACTAACGATAGGCAAAGTCGTGTAACTTTCGGAGGTCGTAAAAACGACTCTGATTCATAGTGAGAAGGAGTTATTCTCATGGCAAATGCAAATGGAGCCTTTGGTCTAAGACCATATGGCATGCTAGGGTCAGCCCCAGCCTCCATTGGTACGACTGAGTATCGCATTGCATCTAATAACTCAAACCCAATCTTCCAAGGCATGCCTGTAATACCGCTTGCCGCTGGAGTGATTGATGACCTGCAAGCTGCCGCTGGTGGCACGGTTTCAATCGTGGGTGTGTTCAACGGATGTGAGTATGTCAGTTCTACCACTGGAGAAACGGTTTTCTCTAACTTCTGGCCTGGTTCTGGTGCGGATTCTAATTTCCCCGTCAGGGCTTTTCTGTATGATGATCCTGCAATGTTGTTTACCATTGCAACATCCAATGTACAGGCTTCTAATGATACTGAAGCAGAACTTCGTACAGCGGTGTTCGCAAACATTCAGCTTGCAACAGGTAACAGCGGTTCTACCACAACAGGTATTTCTTCTGCGACTGCGGATCTGAACACTGTCGCTAGTACCAATACACATGCTCTGCGTATTATGGGTATCCTTGATGACCCAGAAAACTCAGACTTTAGTGCTGCTGGTATCCCATTAATCGTTCGTATAAACAACCACTTCAATGCTCCTAACGGTAGCATTGCACAGGGCACTGTTTCTACGACTGGCGTATAAGGAGGCTCAGTTATGGCTATTTCTCGCGCACAACTGGCGAAAGAGCTGGAGCCTGGCCTAAATGCTCTGTTTGGAATGGAGTATGACAGGTATGAAAACCAGCACGCCGAAATTTTCACCACTGAGTCTTCAGATCGTGCATTTGAAGAAGAGGTGATGCTATCAGGCTTTGGAGCCGCTCCGACTAAAGCGGAAGGTTCTGCCGTCAGTTTTGACGATGCCAACGAAGCATTTACCGCTCGGTACAACCATGAAACCATTGCATTGGCTTTCAGCATTACTGAAGAGGCTGTTGAGGACAATCTTTATGATCGTCTGTCAAGTCGCTACACTCGTGCTCTTGCTCGTTCAATGGCGCATTCAAAGCAGGTTAAAGCTGCATCAATTCTAAACAACGCTTTCTCGGCTGGTGCTTTTGCTGGTGGTGACGGGGTTGCTTTGTGTGATGCATCTCATCCGCTGACAAACGGTGGCACTTTTGCTAACGAACCATCAACTGCTGCTGATTTGAACGAAACTTCTCTGGAAGACGCTCTTATCAACATCGCTGGTTTCGTTGACGAGCGTGGTCTAAAAGTAGCTCTTCGTGGAACAAAACTTATTATTCCTCGTCAGTTACAGTTTGTAGCAGAGCGTCTGATGGTTTCTAATCTTCGTGTTGGCACCGCTGACAACGATGTGAATGCGATTCGTTCTATGGGAATGTTGCCTGATGGCTATGCTGTCAACGACTTCCTGACAGATACGGACGCTTTCTTCATCTTGACAGATACACCTCGTGGTTTCCTCCACTTTGAGCGTGTGCCATTGTCAACACAGATGGAAGCAGACTTTGACACTGGAAACATGCGGTTTAAGGCTCGTGAGCGTTATAGCTTCGGGTTCTCAGACCCTCGTTGTGTGTTTGGTTCACCAGGCGCATAAGATATTTCCCTCCCAAGGAACTAAAGGGCGGCTTTGCAGTCGCCCTTTTTTTGTGTATAGTTAATTATCCTGACAACTCCATTGGGGGGTTGACACTAGCC